CAGTAGCTGAACGCACACCTCTACGCGATGCAGTAAACATGCTGGTAGGAAAGAAANGACTTCGCTATGACGATGCATACAATATGGTTCATCAGCGTTTTGGTATTGACAGCATTGATGAACTTTCAATTGAACAAATCCCGCTGGCCGTAGAGTACATCCACAGGGTAGTGCTTGAAGGTGAGTTCATTGGCAAACAAGAGAAGAAAACCAACGAGCTTTCCGCAAAAGAAGCAAACAGCCTTGTATGGCTATGGGATTATGCCAACCGCTCACAGGCATTATTCCGCGAACTGTATCCGGCGCTAAAGCAAATTCAATCGAACTATTCTGACAGGTGCTACAACTACGGCCATGAGTTCTCGTATGTTATTGGAATGGCGAGAGACGTTTTAATCAATCACACACGAGATGTTGATATTAATGAGCCAGATGGACCAACGAATCTTTCCGCATGGGTAAGGCTTAAGAGCAAAGAGTTGCCGCCTTCACTGCATCACTACTAACAGATTACCAACGAAATGACCCAGCCTCGGCTGGGTTTTTTATCAGGAGTTCTCATGCTCTATAGCAATATATTGGCACATGCCCGGCGGTGTGCGCCTGCGGAGTCGTGCGGCTTCGTGGTGAGAACGCCGGAGGGGGAGCGGTATATCCCTTGTGTGAATATTTCCGCAGAGCCGGAGGCGTATTTTCGTATTGCGCCGGAAGACTGGCTGCGGGCAGAGATGCAGGGGGAGATTGTGGCGCTGGTCCACAGTCATCCCGGTGGTCTGCCCTGGCTGAGCGAGGCGGACCGGCGGCTGCAGATAAAGAGTGCCCTGGTGGCTGGTCTGCCGGGGTGACATTCACAAATTCCGCTGTGTGCCGCACCTGACCGGACGGCGCTTTGCGCACGGGGTGACGGACTGTTACACGCTGTTCCGGGATGCTTATCATCTGGCGGGGACTGAAATGCCGGATTTTCATCGCGAGGATGACTGGTGGCGCAACGGCCAGAACCTGTACCTGGACAATATGGAGGAAACGGGCTTTTACCGGGTGCCCCTGTCCTCTGCACAGGCGGGCGATATTCTGCTGTGCTGCTTTGGTGCTTCGGTACCGAACCATGCCGCCATTTACTGCGGCAACGGTGAGCTGCTTCACCATCTGCCTGAACAACTGAGTAAACGGGAGAGGTATTCCGAAAAATGGCAACGACGAACGCATTCTGTCTGGCGTCACCGCCACTGGCACGCATCTGCCTTCACGGGGATTTACAACGATTTGGCCGCCGCCTCAGCCTGTATGTGAACACGGCAGCGGAAGCCATCCGCGCACTGTCGATGCAGGTGCCGGGCTTTCGCCGTCAGATGAACGAAGGCTGGTACCAGATACGCATTGCCGGTGAGGATACGGCACCGGAGGCGGTGTATGCCCGCCTTCACGAACCACTGAGTGAGGGAACGGTTATCCATATTGTGCCGCGACTGGCCGGGGCCGGAAAGGGTGGACTGCAGATTGTGCTGGGGGCGGCAGCCATCGTGGGCTCTTTCCTCACTGCCGGTGCCTCGATGGCGTTATGGGGTACAGCCCTGAGTGCCGGCGGTTTTTCTGCCACCACGATGCTGTTTTCACTGGGGGCCAGCATGATTCTGGGTGGTGTGGCCCAGATGCTGGCCCCGAAGGCAAAAACACCGGATTACCGCGCAACGGATAACGGCAGACAGAACACGTATTTTTCGTCACTGGACAACATGATTGCCCAGGGTAACCCGATGCCGGTGCCTTACGGGGAAATGCTGGTTGGCTCCCGCCGTATATCCCAGGACATCAGTACCCGTGATGAAGGCGGGTGCGGAAAGGTCGTGGTTATCGGGCGGCAGGGGTAAAAAGAATAAAAAAATCCCGCAGTGATCGCGGAGCTGCGGGGACAGACAAAGATTAGAGTTAAGGAGTTGTTTTTGTTACTCGGGCAAAAAAACACTAACGCAGCGAAATTATACGCGCCACAGTCAGTTTGTGAAAATGTGAAGATATTCAGAATTTTTATGCCATTACCGGTTTTTACCAACAGGATTATCGGTGGACATGAAAGAAAACCCCGGTATCTGCTGATACCGGGGTTTCTCTTTAGCATGGCAGAAATGTGTTTCATGCTTTTCGGGCGAAGGATATCCGACTTCTGTACGGAATGGCAAGTGGCGGTTAATTTATTCAGGGGAAGGCTGTATGGGAAAAGGTGGCGGTAAGGCACACACGCCTCGTGAGGCGAAGGATAATCTCAAATCCACGCAGATGATGAGCGTGATTGATGCGGTTGGTGAGGGACCGATAGAAGGCCCGGTGAAGGGACTGCAGAGTATCCTGGTGAACAAAACCCCGCTGACGGACACGGACGGTAATCCCGTGATACACGGTGTGACGGCGGTCTGGCGCGCCGGGGAGCAGGAGCAGACACCACCGGAAGGCTTTGAGTCCTCCGGAGCTGAAACTGTACTGGGCGTGGAAGTGACGAAGGCAAAACCGGTGACGCGCACCATTACGTCCGCGAACATTGACCGCCTGCGGGTTACCTTCGGGGTGCAGTCACTGGTGCAGACCACGTCAAAGGGTGACCGAAACCCGACATCCGTCCGCCTGCTGATTCAGTTACAGCGTAACGGTAACTGGGTGACAGAAAAGGATGTCACCATTAACGGCAAGACCACCTCGCAGTTTCTGGCGTCGGTGATTCTGGATAATCTGCCTCCCCGTCCTTTTAACATCCGGATGGTCCGGGAGACGGCGGACAGCACCACGGACCAGTTGCAGAACAGAACACTCTGGTCATCGTACACCGAAATCATCGATGTGAAACAGTGCTACCCGAACACGGCGATTGTGGGGCTGCAGGTGGATGCGGAGCAGTTCGGTGGTCAGCAGATGACGGTGAACTACCATATCCGCGGTCGCATCATCCAGGTGCCGTCAAACTATGACCCGGAAAAACGCACCTACAGCGGTATCTGGGACGGCAGTCTGAAACCGGCATACAGCAACAACCCGGCCTGGTGCCTGTGGGACATGCTGACTCACCCGCGCTACGGGATGGGAAAACGTCTGGGGGCGGCGGATGTGGACAAGTGGGCGCTGTATGCCATCGGGCAGTACTGCGACCAGACGGTCCCGGATGGTTTCGGGGGCACAGAGCCGCGGATGACCTTTAATGCGTACCTGGCACAACAGCGTAAGGCGTGGGACGTTCTCAGTGATTTCTGCTCGGCGATGCGCTGTATGCCGGTATGGAACGGCCAGACGCTGACGTTCGTTCAGGACCGCACGTCGGATGTGGTGTGGCCGTACACCAACAGCGATGTGGTGGTGGATGATAACGGCGTGGGGTTCCGCTACAGCTTCAGTGCCCTGAAGGACCGGCACACGGCGGTGGAGGTGAATTACACCGACCCGCAGAACGGCTGGCAGACCTCCACGGAACTGGTGGAAGACCCGGAAGCCATACTGCGCTACGGACGCAACCTGCTGAAGATGGATGCGTTCGGCTGCACCAGTCGCGGTCAGGCCCACCGTGCCGGGCTGTGGGTGATAAAGACAGAACTGCTGGAAACGCAGACGGTGGATTTCACACTCGGGTCACAGGGGCTGCGTCACACACCCGGCGACATCATTGAAATCTGTGATAACGACTATGCCGGAACCCTGACCGGCGGACGTGTCCTGTCCATTGATGCTGCCACCCGCACCCTGACGCTGGACCGTGAAGTGACACTTCCGGGGACAGGTGCATCGACGGTGAACCTGATTAACGGCAGCGGTAAGCCGGTGAGTGTGGACATCACCGCACACCCCGCGCCGGACCGGATACAGGTCAGTACCCTGCCTGATGGTGTGGAGACATACGGGGTGTGGGGACTCTCCCTGCCGTCACTGCGCCGTCGCCTGTTCCGCTGTGTGGCCATCCGGGAAAACACGGACGGCACCTTTGCCATCACGGCGGTGCAGCACGTACCGGAAAAAGAAGCCATTGTGGATAACGGAGCCCGCTTTGAGCCGCAGTCAGGCACCCTGAACAGCGTCATCCCACCGGCAGTGCAGCACCTGACGGTGGAGGTGAGCGCAGCTGACAGCCAGTATCTGGCGCTGGCGAAATGGGACACGCCGAGGGTGGTGAAGCAAAAGTGGACAGCCTGCACCCTTGCTTTTCAGGGTGGTGAGGGGGATTTGACACCTGAATATAATAAGCCGCCAACTGACGAGATTTGTCTTTCTCGTCCGGTTCTTGATGGTATGACTTTTTCTGATGTTTATAAAGGTGATGACGGGACCCGTTATGTTAATGTGCAGGGGTGTATTTATGAGGCAACCGGTAATCCTCTTATTTGTAATCCCGATGATGATACAGTTTGTACTGCCGACTGGAAACCAGTTGCTGTAGATCCTGCATTCTCCGATGGTAAGGAGGATGGCGGTAGCTCAGGTGGTGGCAGTTCCGGTGGTGGTAACCCAGGCGGCGGCAGTTCCGGTGGTGGTTCAGGTTCTGGCTCCGGTGGTTCATCCGGTAGCGGTGGCTCCGGCTCGGGTTCCGGCGGCTCATCCGGCAGAGGTGGTTCAGGTTCTGGCTCCGGTGGTTCATCC